CGAAGAAGCTGCTGCGGCAGACCCTGAGCCAGCAGCTGATGCGTCTACCGAGGCGGTCGATTACAAGGCGGCGTACGACAAGATTCTCGCGCCGTTCAACGCCAACGGAAAACAAATCAAGGTTGATTCCGTTGATGACGCCATCCAGTTGATGCAGATGGGTGCCAACTACGCGAAGAAGATGGCCGCCCTGAAGCCCAACCTGAAGCTACTCAAGATGCTGGAAAACAACCAGCTCCTGAGCGAAGAGAAACTGAACTACTACATCGATCTGGAGAAGAAAAATCCAGAGGCGATCAAGAAGTTCATCAAGGACAGTGGAGTCGATCCGCTGGACTTAGACCTTAACGACAAGAGCGAATACAAACCAACAAACCACGCTGTAGATGACCGTGCGGTGGATCTTGACTTGGTGCTTGATGAACTCAAGGACAGTCCAAGTTATAGCAAAACGCTGGGAATCGTCTCCGGTAAGTGGGATGCGGCGAGTAAGCAAGCCGTCTACGAACAACCTCAGATCCTGAAAGTAATCAACGACCACATCGAAAGTGGTGTGTATGACCTTATCAGTTCTGAGCTTGAACGTGAGCGGATGCTGGGTCGTCTTGTCGGTGTCTCTGATTTAGAAGCGTATCGCCAGGTAGGGGATGCGATTGATGCTCGGGGTGGGTTTAACCATCTGAACAAGGCGCCCGTACAAGCGCCCGCTGCTCAGGGGCAACCGCAAACCGTGATCAAGACCGCGACCAAACCGGCTGCCGCTGCTGACCAGAAACGCAATCAACAGCGTCGTGCAGCAAGTCCCACGACTCGCTCCGTACCCAATAGCGCACCACCTGCGGACTTTAACCCGCTGTCGCTATCGGATGACGAGTTCGAAAAATTATCCGGTTTACCTATCTAGTAAGGAGGCGCTATGCCTACAGCAGCCAATACGAACCAGCAGCAGTACCGTAGTCCGGCCGAGGGTACCCCCTCTACCATCGGTAATCAGTTCAACGACTTCTACTACCAGAAGAAGGCGCTGATCGAGGCCCGTAAAGAGCAGTACTTCACGCAGCTGGCTGACGTGACGGCGATGCCCAAGCACATGGGCAAGACCATCAAGCGTTACCACTACCTGCCGCTGCTCGATGACGCCAACATCAACGACCAGGGTATCGACGCCACCGGTGCGGTCATTGCCAACGGTAACCTCTATGGTTCCAGCAAAGACGTGGGCACCATTACCGGCAAGCTCCCGGTGGTCAGCGAAACCGGTGGCCGCGTCAACCGCGTGGGCTTCAAGCGTAAAGAAATCGAAGGCTCCATTGAGAAGTTCGGTTTCTTCGATGAGTACACCAAAGAGTCTCTGGACTTCGACACCGATCCTGAGCTGCGTATGCACGTGAACCGTGAAATGGTCACGGCAGCCTCTCAAATGTCGGAAGCCGCTCTGCAGATCGACCTGCTTAACGGTGCGGGTGTGGTTCGCTACGCCGGGGCCGCCACCCAGGACTCCGAGCTGAACGGCACGGCCAAGATCACCTATGGCGATCTGATGCGTCTGTCCATTGACCTGGATAACAACCGCACGCCTAAGCAAACCAAGGTGATCACCGGTACCCGCATGACCGATACCAAAACGCTGCCTGCTGGCCGTGTGATGTACATCGGTTCTGAGCTGCTGCCCATGATCCGTGGCATGAAAGACCTGCACGGCAACCCGGCATTCATCGCCGTACAGCACTACGCTGCGGGTACCACTACCCTGACCGGTGAAGTGGGCTCTGTGGATCAGTTCCGCATTGTCGTGGTACCGGAAATGTTGCATTGGGCTGGTGCCGGTGCTGTCGCCACTGGCGACGGTGACCACCACGTAACGAACGACAAGTTCGACGTGTTCCCGATGCTGGTAGTAGGTGACGGCTCCTTCACGACCATCGGTTTCCAAACCGACGGTAAGACCGTGAAGTTCAAGATCACCCACAAGGCTCCAGGCGAAGCGACTGCTGACCGCAACGACCCCTATGGTGAGACTGGCTTCATGTCCATCAAGTGGTGGTACGGCTTCATGATGCTGCGTCCTGAGCGTCTGGCTGTGGCCAAGACTACCGCCATTCTGTAAGTCATCCGGGGGCCAGCAATGGCCCCCATTATTGCAATACTCAAATACTGCATTATTCGAATATTGAATTAGGAACCAGCCATGACTGACCAAGTAGCCGACCAAGAAGTCACCCAAGACGAACTGACCGCCCTGAAAGCCCGCGCTGATCAGATGGGCATCTCCTACCACCCCAGCATTGGTCTGGAGAAGCTGCGCGAGAAGATCAGCGCCAAGCTCGCCGGTGAAGCAGAACCCGACGCCCCGGAAGAAGCGCCGGTAGGCGAAGAAACGGCTGGCCAGCGTCGTGCGCGTATCCGTGCCGAAGCCACCAAGAAAGTACGGGTACGCATTACCTGTATGAACCCGATCAAGAAAGAGTGGGAAGGTGAGATCTTTACCGTCTCTAACGCCGTGGTGGGTACCGTCAAAGAGTACGTCCCGTTCAATGCAGACGAAGGTTGGCACGTCACCCAGATGGTGCTGAACCAGATCCAACAGCGTAAGTGCCAGGTCTTCCACACCGTGAAGAATGACCGTGGCCAGAAGCAACGTGAAGGCAAACTCATCAAAGAGTTCGCCGTCGAGCTACTGCCTGCCCTGACCGAGAAAGAGCTGCATGAACTGGCTCAGCGTCAGGCTATGGCCGCAGGCAAGGCATAAGGAGTAAAAGCGTATGGCCTCTATTCCTGTTAGTGACCTGACCCACGCCACCGTCAACGGCCAAGGCGTCTTCGATGAATTGATGAAGGCGACCAAGGCCCACCTGGACGTGGAGTACAACAAGAACCGGTTAAAGGGGCCGGATTACGCCTCGGTGTACCTGGGTGCCGTACAGTCGGTGATGCAGACCTCGCTCCAGTTTTTGCTGGAGCGGGAACGTGCGTTCCATCAAGCCGAACTGCTGAAAGCCCAGGTACTGACCGAACAGAACAACCACCTGCTCCAAGCCCAGCAGCTCAAAAACGCCGAAGACGAAGGCGCCCTGCTCAAGCTCCAGGCCGTGCAACTGCAAAAGCAGATTGATCTGACGGGCCAGCAACACCTGAACGCGATCAGCGAAAACAAGGTGATCGAGGCCAATGCCCTGTCGGTGAAAGCCAATACCGAACAGACCACGGCACAAACCGCCATGGTACGTGAGCAGACCAAGAACGTGGTACTGGAAGGCGGCATCCTGACCCGCAACCAAACCAAGCTGGATGCCGAGATCCTAAACGTACAGGCAGGCACCGAGCTGACCAAAGGCCAGTTGTTGAGTCTGACGGCTGAGCGTGCTGTTACCGAGGCCACCGAAGCCAAGATCAAGGCAGATACCGCTGTCACCGTGGTTCAAAAAGACCTGGTGACCCAGCAGGTACTGAATGCCAAGGCCGAGGAAATCATGACCCGGAACCAGGCCATCAAAGTCCTGGAAGACACCAAAGAGGTGGCGGCACGTACTGCCCTGGTAGGACAGCAGCGTACCAACCTGGTTGCAGAGCGGGTACAGGTAGAAGAGCAAACCAAGGTAACTACCCAACAGGCTCGCAACCTCCAACAGGAGCTTCTGCAGTCGGTCGCTCAGACGGAGATGATCACCAAGCAGACGGATAACGTCGTGGTGGAGATGGCCCTGATTACAGCCAACACGGCCAAGGTGAATCAGGATACGGCTGTCGGTCGGGAACAGGCAGCACTGATCAAGCAGAATGCGATCAATGCCATTGCCGAGAATGCCCAGATCCGTGAAAACACCAAGAAGATCACGGCGGATATCGGCCTCACCGAAGCCCAGACTCGCCTGACGGATAAGAACGTCACCAAGGTAGACCGTGAGAACGAGCTGCTGTCCGAGCAGAAGAAGAAGCTGGTAGAAGACACCAAGTTGGTTACTGCCCAGACGAAGAACGCCGGTCGTGAGTTCGAAGTCATGCAGCGTCAGATCTGCAAACTGGAAGCAGAATTTGACGTGCTGATAGAAACCAAGGCCAAGACGATTGCAGAAGCTACACTGCTTAACCAGAAAAAACGCACGGAAGAGGCTCAGACCAACGGGGCTGTTGCTTCACCGGACAGCGTTGTAGGTCGCCAGAATGCCCTGTACACAGCTCAAACAGACGGTTACAGGCGGGATGCAGAGCAAAAGGCAACCAAGATATTGGTAGATGCCTGGAGCGTTCAGCGGACGACAGACGACGGTATCAGCGCCAATGAGACCAACCGATTGAACGACGCCAACGTAGGGCGTGCTGTTAACCGGTTGATCAGCGGTATCGGGGCCTGACCTAACCTGACCCCTGGAAGGGAGAGGCCTTGCCTCTCCCTTTTTTATGGAGAAAAACCATGTTTGGCAGCAAAAAAGTCACTCAGGTAGCGACCCAGGTAACACCCTTGTTTCAAGAGGAAGGTCTTTCGTCGGATTGGATCAAAGAGGCCATTCTAAAGGCCATCCTGTCCCAGGGGGATATTCCCGAATATCTGATGGACGGGGTGAGCCAGAGTACCGCTACAAAGGTCCGGCGCTTCTATAACTGGGCAAAGGATAACTACCTGTACGGGCTTCCAGATGCCAGTGTGGCTACCAACACGGCAAATGCTCATGTAATGCAGCAGGTCCTGACCCAGCGGTTAGGTGTGCCTGTCACCCTAGAATACTGCTTCCTTGATCGCATCAATAACGTCCATGTGGGGTGGCAGCGACTATCAGAAGAGTATGGGTACGACTACACCACCAATGAGATCACTCGACTGAGTACCGAATTGGGGCACCAGGTCTACCTGAAAGACCTACTGGCTGTTCACCCGGAAGCCGTTCCGGTGGCCCCTCAATACGATCCAACAGGAGGGCGCGCACGTACGGGGTATGTACCCAATGAACCATTGACGCTGGCCTTTGGCCTGAATGAGTTCCGGCAATCAGGGGGAATCGTTGTCGATGCTCGGCGGGTGGATGAAGGTATCAGGGTAGTAGGGGTGTACGTTGAAAGCAGCCCTTCAGAATTGCCGGATGGATTGCCCGAGCAACACACCCACTATATCGAACGGGATTGGGACTTGGCGCCGTACGATACGGAGAAGCTCTATCACCAGGTCATGTATCGATACACCCAGGGCGGGAGAACCCGGTATGGGTGGTGGACTTATGAGGATGGTGCTGGCCAGTACCCTGCTTTGGATGCTCTTTTTGAGTCCTACTACCGGAATGCCGGTACCTTTTTCCCATTCCTTTTTTTGCGGATGGACAGGCAGGACCTGACAGCAGGAGCGCTCAAGAACGGGCGCGCCTATAAAGACACCGCCAAGGCCTTCTCCCTGTTGGGACTGGATTACGATTCACTTGCCAAGGATATCCACAGCAACCCGGAAATCGAGGACGTTGAGCAGGCTGCCCTGGTATTTGGTATTCCGATGAATACCCAAAAGCAGGAAGGCTTGACGTATCTTTTTGAGTTTTTCCGAAGGCAGGTGATTACGAAACCTAGCGCCTTTCGTCAGTTGCCTGGGCAGTTCAAAGCCAACGAGGCCATCCTGATCCAGGATAGTAATTTCAAACAGGCTTTGAGCTACCGGGAGGTTACCTGGGAAAAGACGGCAGGCCGCATAGGCGCTCAAGGGACGGTGAGGTCTCAGACCAGCACTACCAGGTTGCCTGTCTATTTTGAACGTCGGGTGTATGTAGGCGAAGGGGAGTACACCACAGAGAAGGGTGTAGAGGAGCAGTCATTATTTACTTGGGTATATCAGCGCCAAATCAATGACGTGTTTTATGAGGAAGTGCGGGTAGTGGACCCTGCACTGACTTACCACATCGATGGTACTTACACGGTGACTGCCCGAGCACAAGCAGATCAGTTGGTTATCCCTTTAG